AGTTCCTCTACTGTGGAAATAGACTAACCATTCCTCTTGAATAAATCCCATACTTTACGTTTTTTTGTTTTTTGTCCTGCAAATACATCCCATTCTTTTTTAGCGACTACAGGTTTACTTTGTGATCTTCCAGCTAATAAAGTTCTACCTTCTCCAGCACCCATCATTAAATATTGTAGAGCATCGTGTATGTGGGAATATCTATTTTTAAAAGGTTTCTCATCATATCTATCTCCAGATGTTTGAAGTCTTCTATAATGATAACCACCACTAAATCCTTTTTTTAAATTAATACATTGAGGATCAATTAAGAATCCTGCTTTGCCATCTATTAATCTTTGTAATGCTGAATCTACAGAATCTATTCTTAAAGCAACATCATTAGATGGTGCAGGTACAGCTTTTAATCCATAGTTCCTCATAATTGAAAATGGTGTTCTTTCATCTGTTTGGGATCTAAAATCTCCAGCAGGATCTCCATATATTTGAACATCAAAGTTTTTATAATTTTTAGCTATCTCTCCTCTAAGGAGTTCAGAAAATCTCATAACACCCATATCAAAACATACTAGTTCATTTATAATATTCCATCTACCTGTTGTAGTTCTTTGACCAAATACAGCAGCAGGTGTTAGTCCAAAGTCAATTCCAATAAATAAAGTTTGACTAACATTTGATTTAATAGGTTCTGGTGCAAGATGTATTTCTTGTCTAAAGTTTGGATATACAGGTTTACCTTCTTCAATGCTACCTAGTTTATTTAAAACATAAACATCAATCCAACCTTTTGTTTTACCTCTAATAATATTAGGATAATATTTGGGTGTTAAATTTTTTTTATTTTCTGCATTTTCATTGTTGTCATATTGTTCTGTAAAGCCTTCTTTGTTTTTCTTTTCTATCAATGCAGGTGGTTGAGTATGAAAGCTCCAGTTGTCTGGTTTAATTAACATAAGAGCTTCATCTCGTGATATGTGATCTGGTACAGGAACATCACCTGCCATAATTGGCCACCAATGATCTTCTTCTGGTGCGTTTGTATCAGCTATAACTCCATACCATGTAGCACCACCATCTCTCATACTTGGGAATCTTCCTACCCTCATAGTACATGCATCTATAATTGACTTAGGTATTTCTCTTGCTTCGTTTACCCAAACACCAGTAAGCTCTAATGATAATAATTTTTTTACATCTTCTGGTCTATCCAAAGCTAAGAATATAACTTCTAGTTCTATATCACCTTTGTTTATTCTATGTGTATATGGTACTGACCAAGCAAAGTTTCCCCAAGTATCTTCTGGAAACCAGTCTAACCAAGTTTTAATTGTTGTAGTTTTTAACTGAGGATTAGTATTTCTTATGACTGCCCATCTAGATTTACGAATACCTTGTGAATTTTTTTTTTGTAATAAGGCTCGTCTAAAGATTTCTATACAACAAGCAACTGATTTACCAGAACCTACTGGCCCTCTTAATCCTCTATAGAAGTCGTCAGACTTCATAAATTTTTTTAAAACATTACCTTCTGGTTTATAATTAAAATTAATCGACATTTGTACCTACATTTGCTTTTAGCATTTTGTAGATAGTTTCTTCTCCAAAAGATTCTACTAATTTATCAGCTTCTTTATTAGTAATCATATGTGTAGGATAATGTTTAAGATGTGTTTTCTTAACTATTGTTCTTAGTCTATTTCTATCTTTTAAACTTAATGTATTTAAAAAACTCATATAAAATTAATACTGCTTAATTTATCTTGTTCAATAACACGTTCTCTAACATTATCTAGTATTGTTTTTTCTGTACCGTATTTATTTTCAAAATTTTTTTTATCTAAATGTATTCCAGTATTGCCTTGGTGATGCTCATGGCATAATGGAATTACTTCAAAGTGTGAACTTTTTCTACCCATACCTACATTTCCAGATCCATTATTTCTAATATGATGCAAAGTTGCAGGTCTTTGGCAGACAAAGCAACCTAATTCAGCTACTTTGCCCATCCAGATTTTTTCTTCTTTGGTAGCCACTATTTCTTTTTTTTGGCTGCCATTATTTTTTTCTTTAAAGCTGTAGGCAAAGTTTTTTGCTTTGCACTCATTCCATTGCTTTTACTTGCTGGTCTTCCTCGTTTTGAACCGTAGGTTCCTTTTCCATAAGGCATTTTTTTTCCTCCTGTGTTATTTCATAATATGTAGCTCTACATCCGTCTGGGGTTGCAGCACTACATTTCTGCATAGCTATAACATCATTATTTGCAGAAAACAATATTTCTTTTTTAAAGGTTTCACCCTTCCATATTTTAGCAATGTAATACATTTATTTTTTCTTAGCTGTCTTTGCTGATTGTTTAAATGCTTTTAATGTTGGTGCACCTTTTGATCCTGGTTTTTTCATTTTTTCACCAGAACCAGATTTAATTCTTTCTCTTTTTGCATGTATGTTTGCATATAAACCTTTTTTAGCCATTTCTTTCTCCTATGATTTTTTGTTATTGTTTGCAAAACTTCTAGCAGCAGCTACCGAGCCAAAGCCCCATTTTTTTAATGCTAATGCTTTTCTTGTAGGTCTGCCTTTGCTATCTTTCATTGGGCCTTTCATTCCTGCGAACCTAGCAGCAAATGATACCCTTCTTGGATTCTTTCCAGAACTTACAGGAGGTTTTAAATTAGAACCATCTTTCCTTTTAAAGAAAGCTCTACCTCTTGCATTTAATCCTCCTTTTGGATTTTGATATACTTTAGCGACCATAGATATTTTTTACCTTTAGCTAATTAAAAATAAACGCACTTATCATAATACCAGTTAGTAATCCTAACCAGAATCCCACAATTCCTTCTCTGTAGTATAATGATAAAACCTGTAGCTGCTTTAAATATTTTTTCAACATTATCTCCCTTGTCTGCTGTATTTTTTAAAATCCCTTTTCTTAGCCTTGTTCATTGAACTTTTCTTAGGCTTTCGACTAGATATACTAGTCCTTTTGTATTTCGCCCTTGTTTCATGGGCTAACTTATTGATATCGAATTTAACTCTAGCCATTCTTTCTTGTAGCGCAGTGTGAGCTTAAAATCAACTCTGTTGTGTGTGTAAGTCCACTAGTCATCTAGACGATGGCGTTTTTGCCCCCACCCCCTCGTTCCGAGTGGGGCAAAGTCGGTACGCTGTACCGTCACTTTTTTATGTAAGGTCGATGTTAATCTTAATGTCCCCTTGGATATTATGTGCTACCTTGTCTGGCGCTCTCAGTCCTACCCTGTCGAGTATGTCTCTTGACGCTTCGAGTTGTACATACTCTGATCTAGCTCCACTAGACAGGTCGATAAGTTTCCTACTCGCACTCACTGCTCCTAATCCTAACGTACGTGCTATTGCTTGTTGCATATAGGTCTGTACCTTTGGGAGTCGTAGTGTGCGAGAAGCACTTACTCTCCCTGCTTCTTCGCTTCCTTTGCTTGAATATCCTGCTGTTTTAGCTGCATCCTTGATACTACATCCAGTTGTTACGATGGTATCTACTAGCTTCTTCTGTTTCTCTGTAAGTTCACTCATATAACGCCTTTTATATTCTACCCCTAACTGTACGTAAGGGTTCGAAAGTTTGTTGTCAAGCATTATATTACTTGTCTTGTGTTGTTTTAACTTCACAATACTAAATATAGTATGTGCGACTAACAGGCTCTAGTGCTTCGCACCCAAGCCAACCTCTGTGTCTTGGAACGACACAAGGGTTGTCTTGTCCCTTCGGGTAACGATCCTGGTCGCTTAGCCCTCACTCCGTTCGGTTAATAGGAGTGTCGACAAGCGACACCCTTTTGTCCCATACACGATTTTCTCTTGACGCAGCTCCTAAGGTCGCTGCTTAATACGCTAAGAACTCGCCTGACAGTTTGCAGAGCAAACTTCTAGGCATCCTTCTACGCTATTGGCTTCGCCTGAGAAACCCCTGCGTTACTCCAAAAGCTTTACGCTTTTGTGCGTTACTCGGTATCGCTATGGGCCCCTCACACACACGGGGTGTACTCGCTTGTATCATGAGTTTGCCTCAATGAACATGCCCTTCGGCGAGGACACGACAGTCGCACCCTAAAGGGCGCCAAGCCCTAAAGGGGACTGCTGTGTCGGCATGTGTCATTGAGCTTTGCCTCATGATGACTGCTCGAGTAACCAGTGTGTACACATTGGATTTATTAACTTAACTGAAAGGTAATTATGAGTAATGAAAGAGCTTCAGATCTTATGTCTTATTTTAAGATAAGAGAAGATTCTGATAAAATCAAGAGAGTTGAGGAGTTAGCTATAAAGCGAGATGTTGCTGAGTCGGTAGGTGATACTGATGAGGTGATGGTAATTGATAATGAACTAACATGTTATGGAGGTGAAAGTGTCAAAACTAGCTAACTTGTTAAAGGTAATAGGTATATCTGCTTTGATAATGGTATTCTACTTTGTAGGTGCTATTTTCAGTATATTGCTGTCACCTGTAGTAATTGGGTTGATTGCATACGCAGTATATAAATTAAACAATGATAAACAAACTAACGAAAAGGAGTAAATTATGTCAATGAACGAAACTTATAGAGATGATCCAGATAGCAGACTTGCTAATATGGAGATGGTTTTAGATGAATCTGAAACTAATATGGTGAATGGTATTAATAGTCTTATTGATAATATTATCACACCATTTATTGATAATGAAGATTGGAGTAGAATTGCCCAATGGAATTTTGATTCTATTTATGGCAGTTTCTACAGACATAATGAAATGTGTCATTCTTCATTAGATAAAACTAAAGAAGCTACAAGACAAGCTGTAAGAGATGATGTTGGTACAGAAATTACCAAAGGTAAGTTATCATCATTAATCTTCAGAAACAAAGTTCAGTCGTTGAATTGTAGAAGATCAGCATTGATAGTTGATGCTCTTGAAACTAAATACAAAGAGATTTTTGGTAAATCTTATGTACCAGTTGCCAAAAGAGGATCAGTTACTGACAAGGTATATGTCAATCAAGCTGAGAAAAATATGATGGTAGAAGAATTAAAGAAATTAATTGCCTAACCATTAACAAACTTGCCTGTGGCTCGGCTCTGAGCCATGGGCATTTTTTTATCGAGTTAAGAATTTTTTCAAAACTCGGTGGGGCAAAAACATGAGGTGCTACCGAATGTCTTGCAATAACAAGTAATAAGTGTATAATAATAAACAAAGAAAGAGGTGTAAAATGTGGAATAAACTACAAAACTGGCTAATGAATGTATTAGCACAATGGATATGGACAGCTATTATGTTTCCAATTAGAGCTTTCATAGGATTATGTATAGCTATTGGTAAACATATGCCAGAGAAAGTTGAGCTACCATATGAAATTAAAAAGAAAACAGCAAAAGAATAATATGACAGATATAAAATTTTATACTGTTGTATTTATTCTTTTTTTGTTCATGGTTAAAATAATAACAATGTAGGTATATATGGCACAAACTAAACAAGAATTTCTGGATAAATTAGAACAATTACAAAATGATTATGCAGAATGTAAAATTGATACAAAACAATTTGAAGATGGATTACAAGAGTTAGGTGTTTCTACTGAAGAAGTTGTATACGAAATAGAAGCTGCCGAACAATCCAGATACGAATTTAAATTAGACCAAGCTAAACACAAATAATGTATTGCGTTTTATGGACTTTAAAAAAGGAGGATAAATGGAACTTATTTACTAATCAATGTTTTATGCAAGAGAAAGATGCTACCGAATTTGCAAGTAAACAAAAATCTAGAAAACATAAATTTAAAATAGGAAAGGTTAAAGATTGGTTTTATGATAAAAGAAAAGAAACAGAAACCTAAAGATAATAAGAATAAACCTAAAAAAATTAGTTGGAAAGAACATGAGAAATGGCTTGACGAGTTTAGATCACCAATAGTTTATCCAAGTAATAAACCTGTAAAAAGAAGAAAAACTAAAAAATAG